GGCGAACCAAACATTCCTAGTGGATCCGAGAATCCAAAGGAATAACGCTCACGAGACTTGTAACGGACGTTACCAGTATCGAAGTCTCCGTCCATGCTGTTTGCTAATGGGGAACGAACAAAGTGCTTCATACCATTAGGAACATCAGTACAGAGGAAGTAAGCCTGTGGGTCGGTCAGGTAGTTATTAACTGTATAACCTTCTGGGATCGAACCGTTGTTTACGATAGCGTTAATGTCATTGTCTGCTGTACCAACACGAAGCTGAGTCTCTAAGAGACGGGTAGCAACGAACTGGAGTGCAGGTGGAACGACTAACTTCTTAGGTTTAGCAGCGATTAACAAGCCACGCTCGTCTGTCCAAGCAGCGATCTGAATAACTGCGGCTTCCAAGGAAGTCTCATTCAAGTCGGCAGGGGTAGCCTGAGTGTTGCTGTTTACACCACCAGAAACCAATGGGTGTTGTGTGCTAAATAAAGCCACACCGTCACCACCAGCAAATGTACCAGCAGTGAAACCGTTGTTTAGAACGGAAGCTGCTTTAGTTTGCTTGGTGTATGCCATAGCACGAGCCAAAGCCTTGGTATAACGAGCCGATAAGCTGTCATACAAGTTGTCCTCGATTGCCTCTTCCGTTAGGGAGAAGCCAAGGGCGATGGTTTCGTGGTTATAACGAGCTGTGAAAGCCTCTTGTGCATTGTCATAAGCGATGGCAGAACCCTCGTTTTTGACTGGTGCAGCGGAGAAGCCAGACAGTTTTGTTTCTTCTTCGAACGAACGCTCAGAGGTCTCAGTTTCATAGATCTCTTTATGTTGTTCACCATAAGTCGCATACTCAAGACCAAACAAAGCGTTCAGACCTGGGAGCAACTCTTTCAGTAGTTGTGCACGTGAAATAGCCATTTTCTAAGCTCCTTATACGCCAAGTGGGTTGTTGTACTGATGCATAGTCGCATTTATCTTAACGATAAACTCAACAAATGAATCGGTTCCTGTTGCTGTATCTCTTACCACATCAATAATGCGGATGGGTAGAGTATTAGTAGTAGCTTGCGTACCTTCATTAATCGCTACAGCGGAGTTACCAGTGGTGGTAGATCCAGCGTTTTGAATTAACTCAATATTATTGCCGATGGCGGAAATGCCCATTGGAGCAACGGTTGTGCCTGAAGAACAAGAAACTACTTGAAACAGCGTATCAGGATCATCTGCAACTACTGCAAAAATCTGAGTTCCAGATTTGATTTGCTGATTTGCTGGGTAAAACTGTTGTTGCTGTACTTGACCAGTAGAGGCATTGGTAAAACTAACACCTAAAAATATACCGCAAGGTGTAGCTGTAGCTGTACCAGTGTCTTTTTCAATCGTTCCATCAGAAATACGTTTTACTAAATCGCCATAGAAAATGTTTGTGTTGTAACCACTTGCAATTTGCATTTGACGAGTTGCTCCCGCAAAGACCTGACCGCCAATTAGATTGACTGGTTTTAGTCCGTAGGGGGCTGATACGGTTGGGTAAGCCATATTAAACTCCTAATTAAAATTAACCTTTACCAAAGGTAGTCGTGGACTTACTCTCTTTAAAGAGCGGCATCCTTGGGTCACTTTGGCGCATAAGGCTACTGTCTACAGCGTCCATCTGATTTTCTGCTTGCTTTTGGTAATGTGAATTACGCTGAGCAACAAATTCTTCTGGAGTCTTGCAAAGCAATAACCCTGCAATCTCAATATTGTCCTTAAAGCGACTATTGGGATCGACTAGCAGTTGGAACTTCGGTTGCTCCTCTATTCGTACAGGTTCCCATCCTTCTCTGAATTTGGCAGAGATATTTCGGGGATCCGCAGTACCTAAAGTAGAAACTCTAATCCAACGATAAGAAAATCCTGCTTGCTTATCTGGTTCTGGCAACAATTCAGGCGGTTTCCACTGCTGGGGACGCATGCTTTGTTGACGATCTTCTACTTCACGAGGTTTTCTGTTTTCAGCCATTTTGGGACTCCAGTTTTGTAAGTTCACGAGCATATTGCTCTGGGGTTAGATTAAATTTCTTTGCCAGTTGTAACTGCGTTGGCGTAAGTCTGACTTTTTTTGGAGAGGTAGACCTAGTCGCTGGCGCAACTACCGTGCTCGGTTTACTTTTTGTAGAGGGTTTGGTCTCTACCTCGAAAGAGTCTTTGGTCTCTTCGGAACTCCCAAATTTCTCTGGGAATCTTTGACGCATTTCTGTGTCAATGGACTTGAAATAGTGGTCAGATCCTATCGGAACTCCTTCTCTTTCCAAGCGTCTATGAACACCCATCGCTAGGTAGCTCCTGTCTTCATCAACCCCGTACCACTGGTTTTTGTCCAGCCAAGATTGGGTTTTTGAGTCCAATCTTTGCGGTTGTTGTTGTATTTGTACAGGAGTTTCTTCATTTTGTAAAGTGTCTTCTGCAAATTCTGGTTTGTACTGCTCCACCTGTTTGGATTCGAGCTGTAC